ATATGAAGTTATCAGCAATTACATCCAGTGTTGCATCCACATCCGTAATATGTGTTCGGGTTAGGAACCTGATATGCTGGGATCGGTGCTGGATTGATCGCATTAATAAGCTGCTGTGTCTGTGAAGCCATTGCAGTTGTGAGAAGTGCACTCTGGCGATCCTGAGAAGCAGCGCGTCTGAGATCATTGTTTTCAGCCTGCAGGTTAGAAATCTTTTCATTGCAAAGATAGTCAAGAATGGCTCTTGTCCCTGCGTTCTGGCTGTCGATAATGTCTCTTGTGTTGCTGTTCATGGTGTTCTGCAATGCACAGGTGTTCTGTGCCATATTGTAGTTTACGCCCTGGATAGCTTCCCTGGTTTCACAACAGCAGTTCGCAAGCTGTGCCTGCAAAGCATTTGTATTCTGCATATTCGCTACAGTATCAGCATTGATTGCCTGCTGGATTCCGAAGCCAGTCTGCATGATGTTGGTGTTAATTCCGTTAAAGCCGGTAAGCATACCGTTATTCACTGCATAGAATCCATCACAGAGTCCATTGTTGATCCCGTCAAGTTTGCTGATTACTGCGGAATTGTCAAATCCTCTCTGAATATCTGCCTGAGTAGCTGCTGTGGCTGCATATCCGCCACCATTGCCATTATTGCCCCAGCCGTTGTTTCCCCATCCAAAGAAAGCAAAAATGAATAAAACAATAATCCACCAACTACCATCTCCACCAAACATGCCGTCATTATTTCTACCGTTTCCAGTAGCAGCGGCAATATCTGCTAAGCTATAATTTCCATCCATAATATAATCTCCTTTTTGTATATTTACATCAATCTGGCCAGATTGTAATGTACTATTTCATTCCTTTCAACATGTGCTGGAATTGCCCTGCCATCTGCTGAACCTGATTAAGTTGCTGTTGAGAAATCTTTCCAGACTGTAACATCTTCTGGATTTCTTCCTTCGGGTCTCCCTTAAAATTCTGTTTGAACTGCATAAACTGCTGTATCATCTGCATCGGACCGTTACCCTGTGGCATCCCACCACCAAGTGCATTAAACAATGGATTACTCATCTGCATTTCCTCCCTTGGCTGCTGATTCCTGCGCGATATTAGCTCTAACAGGTTCAGAAAAAGAATTTAATCGGTTTATGATGACTTCGTATTTGCTCTTCAAGTCGTTGTATTCCTGCCGCGTGACATATTTATTATCTGATTCCCGAACAGACTGTTTAGAGGGCATCTGAGAGCCTACCTCATGATACTCAAATGTTCGTAATGGCTGTGGCATACCGGAAACGTCTGTGGATTTTATATAAAATTTCTCTGATTCTGAATCCATTAGTAAAACACTTGTTCCGGGTGCTACCAGATAAGATTTTGCACCGACTTCGCCAGATACCCACAGGATACCATTATTGTTCTGTTGTGGTTGCTGTACTGGTTGAGCTGGCATCTGGACAGGCTGTTGCTGAAATTGATTCATCTGTCCCGGAACACCAAAACTATATTGATAAGGATTATTATATAATGCCATCTCGTACACCTCCTATGACTTATTCTATGACTTATTCTATGACTTATTCTATGACTTTCTATAGCTATATTTTTGCATAGATATATCGATCTAAAAAGTTCGAAAAAGTGTCAAAAAAGTATTGACTTATCACTCATTGAGTGGTATTATAATATCAGAAAGAGGAAATAAGAAAACTAAGGAGGAAAAGGACATGAAAAAATATAATTTAGCGGTAATAATGAAAAGAGCATGGGAGTTAGTTAAGAAAATGAGAATGTCTATTTCCTCTGGTCTCAAGAAAGCATGGAGGGAAGCAAAGGATATGTGTAAAGAATTACCGGAACTGGTTGGCAGTCCAAAACAGATCGCCTGGGCTGAGGATATCCGTAAGAAAATGATCGAGTATGGAAACAGTTGCATTAATTTTCATGAATCCAAAGGCAGAAAGAAAATGCCGGAGCGCATGAAAAAAGCCATGGAGACTATTTACAGGATCAAAGAAGCAAAATGGTTTATTGAAAACCGTTATTGTGCTTACAGTCCAAGAGAATTAGACGTTGAATTAAATAGCGATATTGATTGTGAAAACAACATTTGCGAAATAAAATTTAAAGAAGCTTTGAGTGATTATGAAGAAAAGATGGAGTGGAAATAAGATGTTGAAAAAATATGAATATGAGAAATTCTTGAGCATGGTAAAACACGATCTTGAGAATCAGGAGAAATCAAACCTTTTGCCATTTGATTTTCCGGATGATGTGGAATTAATTTCTCCCGTTAGAGACAAGGAAACAATTGATACAGCGTACCGATTTTTGTCAGTTCGCAGCAGCGGCTATATCGACATGCCGGTTGAACTAGATAGCAAGTACCATGCGTGTCTGTGGAATAAGATTTATAAACAAATCGAAGTTCTATTTCCAGGAATTAGAATAGAGCAAGTATATAGTATAGTTAGATATGTAAGAACTAAATTTATCTATGACGAAATGAAGAGAATAAAATCCGATACAGGAAATTTATGTTCTTATGCTGTTTATTCTGATTCAGATGAAAAGTTTGCATTAGATGAACAGTGCTCAAAAATATTTTTGCAGCAAACCTGGACAGAAGAAGACGATGAGGTGTTCTATTTCAGAATCCTTCCGTCCTCGATGGGATTCTTCACATATCAGGTAAGAGAAGAGGACGTATTTCCTGAAAAAGTTTCTCCAGATTCTTTTGATTTTCACGAAATCAGAACGTTATCTGGACTTACACAGCAAGCTTTTTCTGAAAAATACGGTATCCCTAAGAGAAGTATTGAAAACTGGGAGGGCGGCAAACGCAATCCTCCAGAGTATGTTATTAGTTTGCTTGAGAGAGTTGTAAGAGAAGATATTAAAAAAATAGAAGAATAATAAAAATAGCCCAATTTATAATATCGCAGATTACTATGTTTATCAATAAAAGTAAAGCTCCAGGATTTTTTCTTGCATGGAAATCAATTTTAAAACAGCTCAAAAAAGTATTGACATATCACCCAATGAGTGGTATTATAATATCAGAAAGAGGAACAAGAAATTATTTAGGAGGTAAGCGTTATGAAGTATAACAAATCAGAAATCATGAAGAATGCATGGAGTATCGTAAGACAGTGTAAATGCACTATTTCTGTAGCACTTAAAAGAGCATGGGAAAAAGCCAAAGAAGATCTCAAGCTTGCAAAACTTGGCAAATATTTCAACGCTTGCCTTGACGGATGCGAAGTTCTTTTTAATCTTGGCGATGGAGTCGTTTCTGGAAATACTTTTTATTGTAGAAAGACTTTAAAAGAATTTGGGCTTAAATGGAATCCAGACGAAAAATACTGGTATGGAAGTCCTGAGAAAGTTGAAGATATCGTGAGATATCGCATTTTATAAAAAAGGAGGAAAATATCATGAGAATTAATGGAATCGGAATCATCAATAAGAAAGAGGCAATGTCTATTTTAACAAAAGAAGGACAGGAAGCCGTTAACGCTGGAGAAATCAACATAGAAGAACTTGGAGCGATGTACAAGCTCGAACAAGTCAAGAAGGCTTGCAGTATCGGTAGATGTTCTGATACATTCCGAGCAAACTACAGCCGCATCCCGGACGGCTTAAAAGAAAAGCTTACGCCACAGGAACTGGCGGAGCTTACAGTGGCGTTTTACAAATGTTACGGGGACGGGAAGAATGCAAAAGAATAAAGAGCCGAAAACCAGCTCTTTACACTTAAAATTATTGTTTCAACCCTCGGCGACCGGAATTGTTGGTCACTCCACTTACAGAACATCCTCTGCAAGCGACAACGATATTATACCATAATGATGAAAAAATTAATAGTCTTATTGTAAAAAAAGCCCTTGGATAATCTCCGGGGCTTTTATCGTATCAGCATACTTTAATTATTTTATTATTTACTCTCCGGCTCAACCGTTTTACCGTGGATATACTCACATTCATCTGTTCAGCGCAATATTCAAGAGTATGTTCCTGACATCTCAGTCGGAATAACTTTTCCTCGTCTGGTGTAAAATTACACTCTAGCAAGAACCTATCTATATCTTTCTTAGTGAACACATATAATTTCATGAGCATACCCCTTATTAATGCTAACGTTGATTCTGCGCAAGATACTCCGTGAGCTTCTGTTTTGTTTTTTTTAACTCTTCAACATTATTCCCACTGATCTGACTATCCAACATGGTCGACAACACTTCCAGAATCAATGAATCACGTTCTGCAATCCTCTGAAGACTCTCGTAATCTCGTTTGTCATGTTCTTCCAGTGTTTCTACTCGCTTATTAAGCCGAAACGCCGGGGTAATCCACTTAAAGATTACAGCCGCCGCCCCTCCAACAATGGATACTCCTCCACAGATAGAGAGGAAAATTTGTACAAATTCTGATATGCTCATTTAGCTACTCCTTTTCCCAGTAATATACCGGGACTTCATTACCGCTATCCCATGTATCAAAATATTTGCCGTTCTGTACTGTCACCACATGACCATCTATGCAGAGGATATATGTGCCTGTTGGATGGTCTGCGCAGAAATCATTGACTGTATAGATATATCGTTCTGACTGCTCAATCAGTTTGCGCCTGTATCCATGCTTATAGAGATACGCTCCCCAGACATAATTTGCACTTGGCATATCTGACAGAGCGCACGCCTGTATCATTAATCCAGCGAATACCGTTTCCCAGTCGAACCCGGTTGCTTTACATATTGCCCGGACAGCACAATCTCCGACTCGATTCCCGGCAGGATTCGGATTGTAATATTCCCATCTATCCATCAGTCAATCCCCTTTGCTGTCTTATATCTCTTTGCCGCTCCTCTGGCTTTTGCGGCGTTCTGGCGGTTCCACTTCGCTATCATGAGCCGGTCTTGCAGTTCTCTCAGGCCGTTCTGCTTGCAGTAATCTTTGTATGCAGCATTTTGTTTCTGCAAAAGATAAGACTTCCGGTCAAGGTCTTGCTGGAGCGCGAATTTCGCCTTTTCATTCGGTGCATTGTCAACTCCTGCTTGCAGTCCAAGAACTTCACGCTTCGTTTTGCGGATTCTCCGTTCATAAGTACGTTGTCGTTGTTCCTTTTCGTACTGCTTCCCTTTGTTGACTTTATCCTGTGCTGATAATTCTGCATAGGGATTCGGCATTCCTTCCACCCAAACTGAAAAATGATGTCTGCAATTTACTCCGCATATTCCATCAGCTTCGCCATAATGACAATTTTCAATAAAATCTGGATAGCGGCTTGCTTTTTGCTCCAACATTCTACGATATTCTGGCGTATCTCGTTCCTGAAAAAACTCCGGCTTGATTTCTTTTAATTTTTCCCAGTCTATAGAAAATACCTGTCCTTGCCATACTTCATGGCTTGGTCGACTTCCTATATGTGCAGATGTCAGTACTAAACCATATCCCATTTCTTTCATTCTTGCCAACTGAATATCAGCACATGCCTGCGCCACACCAGTTCTGACAGAACGTGCAACTGCGGTCTCAATCGTGTCTTTTCTGCCAGATGGATATGTGACGGTAACACCATCACTCACAACGTTATTAACTGCCTCTTTGATGGCTTGCGTATATCCAACCGCCCCAGTCATCACATGGTTATATGCAAGGTCGCATTGCTCAATATAGAGCCTCTGAGCGGCACTTGCGGTGGTTCTTGTGAAGTTCTTCCACTCGCCCATAGTCGCAAGCATATTCCGTTCCATGAGTCTTATCATAGTTGGTGACTGTTCGAGTGGCACAGGGCTTAATCCTGCCGCCTTATATATCTTGTCATCATAGTTCATTGCAGTGATTCCGGCATCCTCAAACGCTTCAAGAAGCTCTTGCTGTTCGCGTTTGGTATATTTGGATAATTCCGCTAGAATGTCCTCTAGCAATTCGCCAGATTCCTGCAACGTTCTGATTCTCCATGTATCAGCATTGGTCAGAATATAATCCTCACCTCTGCCGATTCTTGCCATCATCCGTGATACAATCTCAGAGATAATATACTGGTGCAGTTCTTCTGCAATTTGTTCACTGCCCTCTGTAATTTGCCGTAAATATTCTGGGCTTAACATAACTACTCATCTCCAAACAGTTTTGGTTCGTCTGGCTGAGCTTCTTTGACCATTGCTTTCGCTTCTTCCTTAGTCATTCCCTCGAACTTCACGAAATACAACCATGCCGGGACCTTGCCGGTAGTCACATACTGCCACCATCTCGCACGGTCGTTTTCTCTAACATAGAGAATATCTCCGAAATCATAATTGACTTCATAAGCCCCGACAGGTGCAAGTGCGTACAGGTCAGCGTAAACGTTCAGTGCGTAGATAACTTCGTTCAGGCAGGATTCCAGTTTGTCTCGAACGTCTTTAATGAACTGCACTGTCCTCTGCTGTTCCGCTTCTACTCCTGTAGCTGTCTGAATACCGCTAGATTCGTTAAAAACAAAATACCCGTTGGAGAATCCAATCTTGTACCCCAACTGGCTTAAAATGGCATTTATGCCGCTTATACGGGTATCTGTGTTAAGTATCGGATTTATTTCCTGATAGAAAGACCCTGCATCATCTCCAAAAACATTCTTCACATAATCTGGAAGCCCAAATTCTTTTGATCTAAGCTTCATGGCTTGTGGTGCCATAGAGGATACAGGTGATCCGCTTGGAAGGAGTAACCTTTCATCTGCCAGAACAATCCTCTTAGAATCAAGGATTTCTTTTGCATTACGGCTGTATGCAATGTCGAGGTCCTTCAGTTCTTCGATAGCTTCGGCAAATATTGGAAGTCCAAGTGGTGTACTGATATCCACATTGTTCGCCTGTGGTGTTCGCAGTACTCCATACAGAGGGCCGTCCAGCTTCTCCCCGTTTGCTTTGAGAATCGGTGGTGTATCTGCCATGAGGTCGGCCCATTTGGTCTGTTTAAGGTCAATCTTATCACCGATGCTCTGAGGAGATTTTGATACGTAGGCTCTATTAGAAACGTAGTACGGATAGGTTGTCACGCCGTCCATTGTAGTCTCAACAAATCTATGATATTCAAGCCGTGTGTAGTATTTCCGTCCAACAGTATAGGAATCCTTAAATATAATCCCCTTTATTTCCTGATTGTCATAGTCCACAATCATCACGTCTGCCGGAGTGAATACGTCAAGGCTCTCACCGTTCGGCTTAATAAACACCGTTCCATAAGCACAGCCATATTCTACCCAGTGGCGTATCTGGAAATATACTTTATCAATCCGCTCCTGTAGCCACGTAGCCCTTGCGGAGCCGTCTATCTGAATGCCGATCGCCAATGTTGCGAGCCGGGCTGTTTCTGAGCAGACAGATTTGGCAAAATTAATTGTCTTGATATTATTCTTATCATCTAACCATTCCGGCGCGCCTCTGTAGATGTTCGCACACCGATTAATCAGTGATTCCATCTCCGGAAATTCTGCTGCCTGGATATTAAAATCCTCTTCGGCTTGTTTTTTAAAAATCATGTTAAACCACCTTTTTAGTGTTGTTATAAGTCCCATTTAATCTACCTTTTAAAATCCATCCATTTTACAGAAGTATCTCGCACAATAATGTCTTCATATTCTACAACTTTTAAGATTTTGTCAATTTCAGATGATCCATATATTTTTAAACCGATGCTTAAGAATTTATTTATTTTATCTGAAAAGTACCTATCTAACATTTTATGCACTGTACCCCCTCCTGTTAAATAACGGCTCATAAGCATACCTAAGTGCCGAGATTGCGTGGTCGTTTCCGTCAGGATAGCCACTTATCACATTTCCCTCTTTGTCCCGATCATACTCATATTCCGTGATTTCCTTATATGCATTCGGTGTTCGCCTTGGATCAATGACAAGTGTCTTAGTCTGTAAGAACTTAAAACCATACTCGATACTTCCCGGCCCCTTAATTGCTCCTCTGGCAGGAAGTCCTGCATCCCGGAAGTCGTTCACGGACTTAGGTTCCGCAGAATCACATATCATTGTGTAATCGTCATAGCCTTTTTTCTTAATCCAATCAGCGGTCTTGGAGTTGCTCCATTTATTTACATATAGCTCGTCAATTAGATATATCTTCTCTCTAGCAGAATCGTAATAAGTCCTGAGATAGCAGAAGGCATCCGGGTACCATCCATAATCTACGCCAGCGAAAATACGATCCATGTGACTGATCTCTTCGTCTGTAATATCTCTAATCTCCAGATATTCAAATACGTTTCCGCCGTCACCATTTGGGACGCCCAGGTATTCATGCTCATAGGCTTCTGGGCGAATCTGTTTGAGATGTTCGGCATCGTCAAAAAACTGTTGTCCAAGCCATTCCTTTGGAACCGTTCTGTAATCAGAAGAATGAACATATCTGTCGTCTCTCTGGATTAATACTTCTTCATTCATGAAGTTATGTCTCGTTTTTGGTGGGTTGAATGACATAAAAGTCCAGTAGTCTTTTCCACCTCGCATCGATGACTGCAAGATGCTTCGTACTTCTTCCATTCCGGTAAAAGTATCGCATTCTTCCAGCCATGCAAAAGCAAAGTATCCGAATGGAGCTTTTAACGACTTTAATTTCATTCTGTCATCAACACCACGAAACATTATAGTCTGCCCAGTTGGTATGTATGTTATTTTCATTGGGCTGACAGTACATTTAAAATCGCCATCAAGATGCAATGCTGATATAGCAAATTGCATCTGCGAAAAAACGCTATCTCTTAATGTATTCGCTGTTTTTCTGAATATGATACAATGTTTATCTCTATTCTCTTTTCTTGTCATTAGCAATATAATGACAATGCTCACGAAAGAAGACTTACAGCTTCCACGCCCGCCTTTGAATACATAATAAGTATGTTTGTGCTCCAAAATATCTCTCAGCACATTATCAAAATTATACGGAAATAAATCATCTGCGGATATTTTCATACTGCTTCATATCTCCAAACATATCCATAGGCTGTAGGACGTCCACCAGAACAGCATCGAGAAATGGCACTATTCTTGTAACCTAACGCTCGCTCCACGTCCATAGTGCAGTCCCATGTTTTTATTATTTTTCCATTGTATCTGTCTATCTGATTAACCCTTTTGGCTGAAACGCTTTTGCTACCTCTATGGGAATCGCCAATTCTTCTTTTAGTTTCGTCTGAAAGCTTTCTTCCGGTTTGAGTTATCGCTCTTTTGGCTACAACTTCTTTTGTGTGCAGCCTGTCGCCGAAATGAAGCTGCGTTGCTGTCTTGCTCATTTTCTTCTTTGTACGAGCGCAACGCTTCTTTCCGAAATTTCCGCCACTGTCAAAATTAAATCCGTACTTTTCTTCATTGCTTCGATGTTCCGCAATGCTTTTTCGTTCAATTAATTCGGCTTCTTCTTTGGTGAGATTATCAGCTATAATTTCATGCTTAATCCCTTCCCAACCATATTTTTTTATAATTTTGGAGAAATCGTTGTTTCCGTAATATCCGCTGTCCCACCTTGCCTTTACTGTTTTGCAAGTCATTCCTATATACACTCTGCCATCAGGCACAGTATGTTTATATACTCTATATCTTCTCTCCGTTTCTGGTAAGTTCAATTACTATGCCCTCCTCTTTTTCTTCTTTCTTTTCTGGTTCTGGATTATCTCTCCATTTATCACGTTTTCTGTTTTTTAACCAGAATATTTGAGCCGTGGTATTTCCCTCAAGAGCATTTTTGAAAAGTGCATTTTCTACTAAGTAATCAGCTATTTCTTTTCCTTCTTTTAGGGACTCCGAAATCTCCGAATATTTCTTTTTCCATTCATATAATGTTGATGGTGAAATGCACATATTTTTTGCAATCTGTTCATCGGTCAAACCATCTCTAGCCCAGCCTTGTAAAAGCACTTGACCTTCTTGAGAAAGCCAATATTCGTACTTTCCTGCCATATTAACTTTCTCACCTCATTTCTGGCTATAAAATCCCATAGTAACACTCCTGAGTATATTCTATCACAGGTTGGTGGGAAAGTTGTGGTACATGTTTGAGGAATTTTACGCTAAAAAAGAGCCGGTAAATACCGACTCTCTAATTTTATTCGTTGCTTTGTAATTTTCTGATTACCTCGCCCTGATCTCCCGGACACCCCATGAAACACTCCTGGCAATGTTCGTAGAATGCACATCTGATACAGTCATGCGGACTGATTGAGCTGCAATATTGATGCAACACTGCGAATGCTGATACGGCGAGCTGCGGGGTTATATCTGGTGTAAGTTTATCACTCATTTTTCTTCATCTCCTCCAACTGTTTTACTGCTTTTCTATAATCTCTATTCGCAGACCGGAACATCATCAAAAGTATTTCAGACACAGGCCTTGTCCGATTTCTTCGCTTTGCTTTTTTGATGCATGTAAGGTCATTTGCTTCTGGTACATATATTCCTACATAATGTGGAATTTCAAGGGATACCGCAGCACATACATCTGTAGGCATAACCAGGTAGTTATAATCACCAACAAAATTCAACCCATGACCAGAACGAAAATCTTCAGCAGATGATTTAATTTCATAGCAATAGAAATCTCCTTTTTCTATCCCGGACACACTATTATTTACTGGCACGAACCGCATGTAATCCACCCTCACCGCATGATCTGTCGAATAATCGAATGTAACTTCCTTAGCCCAATAAATACGTGGATCATTGTGAGGATTTATTTTCTTTTCAAGCATGGCTGATAATTCTGCTGTAATCTCAGGTCTTGTCATTTTGAATCTCCTCCAGCTTCTTCTCAGCTTCTTTGCGGGTGAGGAATACGGTTTTGCCAATATCATTTTTGAAACACATTAACTCGCCGTAATCTCTATCAATTACTTCCAGATTGTATGACCTTCTTGTTATGTTAATTTGCGTTACTGTTAATTCGATAACGGGATTTTTAGCACCCTTATTAATCCTGAACATTATATCGCCAACCTTGCAAGGCAATCTCGCAAGCAAGCCCTGTTCTTCTAACTGCTCGTATTCTGCTAGCTTTTTGCAAACTTCATTTACCAGATTGCAATTATTGTCAATGCACTTTCCCATTCCGCAGCATGGCTCTTCAAAGCATTTAGGAAAGTAAGCGTTTCCAATCTCAGTTATCTTTGTTAATCTCTCCATCTACTTCACCTCCTCCATCTGACTTTCTACGGTATCTGCAAGTAGCTTCAAAGACTTAATAAATGAGTCCGTCAATGCTGTTCTGTCTGGGTATTTAGTGAATGTTCTGACAAGGCTTATAGCATCTTTGAGTTCCTTCTCATTTTCAGTTACGTCTGATGCTTCTAGCAATTCATATCCCGGTGCAAGACTGGAATTTCTTGTTAGTTCTTTATTGCTATAGAACTTTAATATATCCGGGATCTGCTGCTCTTCAAAAGGATATGGATACACTTCTTTTCCACCGTACCATCTATATCCTTGTTTCTTTGCTGCTTTCAGAATATTTTCATACTCTTCATGTGTTCTGACTAATACGCATTTATTTGCCAGATCAATCATCTACTCCACTACCTTTCACAATTTCAATTGCTTTATCAATTGTATTTGCAATATTTTTGTAAGCACAATCTTTGTCTGCATCGCCTGTATTTGCAATTGTTAGGAAGTATCTCACCTTTAAATCTTTTAATTGCTCCACAACCTTGTCCACATTAAAAGCTGTAAACTGCCTGTTGACACAATCAATAAACTCTTTCTGGTCAGAACTAATGCTATTTCCAATATCCCATATTTTAATATATTCAATTAAGTCGTCCGCATCAATTAGTCTGCTCATATTTTATTCCTCCCACACTCCCAATAACCGCATTCTCTCATACAGTACAGCGACGGTCTTGCGTCTGTATCCGTAGAAGTCTTTCGGATTCATCGGGATATATCTTTCTCTGCTGATTTTCCTGTAACTTTTCCGGTGTAGGATATTCTCAATAACCATATCCGCTATCACCGTGTTTTTCGGGCAAGCTGACAAGGCAGCACTGGAAAGTAAATATCCGTACTCTGCCGGAAAGTCTTTCAGCATCGTGTTCAGTTTTTCAATGTCCTCTGCCGGAATACCGTAGTCTTTCAGTTTTTTATTCCTTGTCAGCATACCGTTCTCCTTTCTGATCGTTTGGATGGTGCTTGTCGTACATGATCGCTACACATACAAGACCAGTTACTCCGACTATGATTCCAAGTGTAAGTCCTAATAAGAATGTAATCATGGCTCATCCTCCTTGACATAATCTTCGCATTCCTCTGCGTATTCATAGCTGTCCATCATGTCACACCGGTTATCGCAACCGCCTTGTTTATCACAGCAGATGCAGCACTCTGTTTCACCGTCCGGACAGTCTAATTTACAGTATCCCATTTAGTCCTCCTTATATGGTTTCGAAAGTGACATCCAGGCTATGACCTTCCAATACGACCTAGCACCAGTTAATTCCCATCGTTTCAACTTGCACTGGAATTTCGCATAGGTTGAACGATATATTCTTCCGTCCATGCAAGTTACTTGATATGTTCCGCTTACATCCGGCAGTCTCTCACTGACAGGAATCCAACCGTTTTCTTTCTCGTCCTGTTCCAGATCAGTAAAAAGTAATTCTACAATTTTTGAGATATTATTTTTCGAGAAATAAGCTCCGTTCCCTGTGTTTTCCACCTCATTCTTCAATTGAATTAATCTGTCTCTGATATGGCTCATATTATTCTATCCTTTCTCAATTCCAGCTTCTTACCATGCAGAACAGCAGTTCCGTCATAGATCGTTTTCTTGAGCCTGCATGACAGTTCAAAGCAACTGACAGCCCATTGCCAACAATTTCACCACATTTGTATTCCATGTATGCTTCCTGAATCATATCCAGTACTTTCATGGCTTTTTCTTTGGTGGAATAATTGCCAATAACAAATGTCTCATATGTATCTGAACAGATGATTGTTACATCCTCCTTAGTTCCTATGATTTTGATTGCCGGTGAGTTGTTAAAATTGATTAAAATTTCTTTATCCTGACTTCTGATTAACATTTCGCGTCCTCCTTGTCATTTACTCTTCGATTCCACTGCTCTACAGCTTCTTCCTCTGTTTCTCTCCAACGTTCCACCATACCATCACATTCTGTGCAAGCTACAAGATATTCTTTTCTTGAATCTTCATATTCGCTAATCAGTATTTCTGCCTTTCCTCCGCAAAACGGACAAGGTTTTAATTCCTCCATTTCCATCCTCACTTTCCATAACTTTTCAGAATTTCTGCAACTGCATTAATGTGTTCTGATAATGCGTCTAAATCTTCATCTTTAATTACTCTCAGCCCACGGCTCGACTTAAAATCTTCAATGGCATATACACCATCTCTGATCTCCTTGAATTTCTTTGCCATTTCACTTTCTTTTATGGCTTCGGAATCATATTTATAAAATGTCTCATATTTATCGTGTTCTCCGAACTTGTCGGTTTCGATTTTGGTTCGTTTAGGAGTTATACGAATGATCTTTGCCGGATACACCATGACGTGTCTAAAACTTGTTCCCCATCCACACCGTACTTCCCTTGCAACTCCAACTACATCTCCGACTTTTAAATCATTTTTATTTATCGGGTTTAATTTTACTATTACCATCCTCTTGCCATCCTCACTTTCCCCATGTAAGCAACTGACACGCTATTGTGCAGTTGATGCATGATTTTATACTCCCATCTTCTTAACCAGATTCTTATTCGTCTCATCAAATATTACATCTGTGTTCTCTTCAATATCCTGCATCATGCTCAGAACGCTCATTTCACCCCTATTTGCCATTTTGACGTATTCGTTGGCAGTCTGCATGACTGTGAGCAAACGTTTCGTAGAAAAACCATATAAACGTCTCAGAGCCATCATCGTTGTAACGACGTTAATCGTATCAGCCCAATCTTCTCCATCGTTGAATCCATTCTCATAGGCTTCTTTCTCCATGCTTTTGATCTGGCTATGGCAGTTAATCATTGCTCGTCCAAACGCCTGTGCCGCCTGGTTGGACTGAGCTAGAGGAAGTCTCTGCTTTCGTGGTTTTGCTTTAAGTTTACTGCTCACGCTTCACACACCTCCTAATTTGCCTTGTAACGGCCTCAAACTGCTTAAGCAATGAAATTGTCGTCATTTCGGTTTAAAGTCCTGTCATAAGCCGGAGAGACGTCCCACAAGTCATTTACGAGGACGCCGTGCGCCACGCTGTTGAGTAGTGCGCTCCGATGTGCTCCTGTGATGCTTATGATCTCGTCAAGAGTGAACTCTCCAACGTACTCAGTGCCTTTGAACAGCTCATACAGTTTCATGTTTCTTCCTCCTTGTCACGAACTCATATCCCGTCAACCGGAACGCTCTCGGCGTCTTCGGGTGATCCGTTTCGATCAGCCCATCAGTTCGCAGCATGTCCATGTGACGAAGTACCGTGGCGTTTGACACGCCAACCCCGTCGGCGATCTCTTTGTAGGACGGTGCGTACCGATGTTCCTTGATATATCGGCAGATGTACAGATATATGTCTTTGTGAATCTGCTGACCTTCTTTATACTTCTGTTTGTACATTCTTCTCACGCTCCTTTTTCATCCTCTGCGCTCTTTTAAACATTTTTTCGAGATAGTCCGCATAAGCCAATAGCATATGATCTACAAACCCGTTTTTTCGATATTTTTCTGACATGATATGAATCTGCTCTGTCACCTGCTGCCAGTATTCATCATTTTCTTCGATTCCGGCAGTCTGGAGGACCAGTGCCGGAAAGTCGATCTGTAAAAACTTTATAGTGTTCGGTATCTGCTCATGTGTCACCCTCATAGTTACACACCTTCTTCCACCTCAAAACTCTGCTCAAGAAGTTGCTCGTTATCCTTGCTAAACGCCTTTATATAGCTTTGCTTAATCGGTCTGATAAAATGTATGCCGTTAGCTGATTTAGCCCGGGAAACAGCCACGTAGAACTGTCCTGGATCCCAACAGCAAGGATCAATATTAATCTTTTCAAATGTCTGTCCCTGTGATTTATGAATACTGATTGCCCAGGCAAGTTTTACCGGGAACTGAGAGAATGACCCAACTTTCTTACGGACAATCTTCTCTTTCACGATCTTCTGACCGTCCTTTTCTTGTTCGGATTCCTCAATAACCTGTTTCTCAATGTCTTTGCTGTATCTGTACAAGTTAACTGTTTTACCCTTGTCCGTTTTAATAATCAGATAGGATTCTTCAAACTCTCCATTGTCTACGATTTTCTGAATAATACCAATCGTTCCGTTAACGTAATTACCAGACAGATCGTTGACGGTAATCATCACTTTTGCACCGATGTTCAGCGTCAAGTCTTCTCTGGCAAATGCAATGTTTTTAATATCGGCAGATGTCAAATCTCCGTCAACTGCTGCATGAAACACTTTTTCCGTCTTTTTATCCAACTTGCCAAGGAAAGTATTATTAAGCCGATCAGCTTCAGCATTTGTTCCGACCAGAAACGGCGCTTTCGGTATAACCTTGTCTGATTCGTTATTCTCCAAGTATGCGATTGATTTACGGATATTGTTGCCGTATTTGATATCATTCAGAACGTATTTAAATCCTTCATCATTCTGCCTGCATACCTCATCAAGTTTGATATATTCAAATCCCATTTCTTTCCAGTATTCAGACATGAAAGCATATCCGTGTTCGTACTTTCCGCCCTTTCCATAATCAGATCCATACATCCGGCAGAGAATTTTGCGGTCATCTGTTGTGATAACTGGGGGAAGCTGATAAAAATCTCCAATTACGATCAGTTGAACGTCTTCTTTATCCTCTCCGTTTAAAAGTCTCTCAACGGCTCTTTCCTCATTTTCTGTGACGATTGTTTTTGCGATCATGTTGAACAAGTCGAACCGGCACATACTGATCTCATCAATAATGAGAACATCTGCTTCTTTCAGAAGTTCAGCTCTGGATTTCACTTTTTTCTTATAGTCCTCAAATTTGATCGAAATATTCAGCGCACGATGCACAGTGGTCGCTCCGTATCCGATATTGTCCGCAGCTATTCCGGTAGTAGCAGATACCAGAACGCTTTTACCAGCTTTTTCCGCCTCATCGATGAACGTTTGGATAACCGTTGTTTTACCTGTTCCTGCATCACCTGTCAGAAAAACGTTACTGCCAGACAGCATCGTGTCTAATGCATATCTCTGCTTTTTATTGAGATCATCTTTTTTCATTTTGTAACCACTCCTTGTAAAAATTATGTCAACTAAATATTTTTGTAATATTCAATTAATTTTGCTATAATAAATCTAATTGTATATACTTTTTAATTTTGTAACCAACGTGTAACCGGCTTTTTCGACCTATTGGTTACGACAAAACCCTTATTTTATGCGGGTTTCAGAGATATGTAACCGTGTAACCAATGTAACCAAGGTTTTCATATAGGAGAATCACTAGAGTATATGTTTTTTATACACTCTCAAACTTTCTCCTATAGGACGTTTTTTTTCGTGTTACAACGGTTACATGGTTACAAAATTATGAAAACGGAACATTTGTTTCGGCATTAGTTGGCAGAAAACCAGTTTCAATAACCTCATTTTCCTGCTCATTTTCGAGACTTTTTATATCAACAATCTTTACTGCAATAAGCCTCATTACACTTCCACCGTCCCTTTTTAGTACTGTATCTCTCTTTCCTGTATGCTTAATTAGTTCTCGATTAATCGCCCAAGCTGAAAAGGCTTTTCTGGAGAATCCATTGTTTTTCAAAAGGTTTTCAAGAGGTTTCGGATAAAAATATACATATACATCTCCATACTCATCTGGCGTTTCCTTGAATCCCCATTGATCGCAACTGAATTGAGCATCAAAGTGCTGCCCGTATACGGAAAGACTTTCAAGAATGAATTCATAACACCTCTGTCCTTCAGATACGTCTTTTTTACGTGTAGGTATGTCCACAACGTCCTCGACCGTCAGCTCACGTCCATCCTTGAATATGAAATCTGTAGCTAATTTGTCAGCCAGCAGAAGTGTAGATATAGCCATGACCTGTTTTGCCGGAAAGTCATATCCGTCAAAGCCTTTCTCAATTTCGGCTTTCATTTCTTTCAGATCGTCCGATGTGAACTGCTTGAGATTCCCGACAAACACTCTTCCAGCAAAACCATAGTTCTTCACGACAATGCCGTTAATCTCTGCCGGATTCTCATAAATATCCTCGCAACACTCAATCTCAATAATTCTGTTGATAGCTCCGCCGGAGTCTGCAAATTCCGAAATAGGGTTCTCACCGTTGCAAATAGTCACATTACTCCATGTATTTTCCTTAGCTGCTCCGAGGTCCTTATTTGACCTTCCTTTCCCTTTGCCGGAACAGAGATTATAGATCAATGTTTCGTAGTTGTCCCGAATATACTGAGAAGCGTTCTTCGAGTCATCGAGGATCATTGGAAAATTATTAAGCATATCTGCTCTAGTCTCTAATGATGTATCTGTTGATCGAAAGTTTCCAACGTAAGCTCCCGGCGCAGGATTTCCCCAAACTGATGCCGCTATATTGATCGTTACTGTCTTTCCACCACCTGTCTGTCCGTAGAAATCTACGATGAACGGTAATACATCAAGCGGCTGTACAAGCACACTTGCAAAAGATGCCGCCAGTGCTATTCGTGGCTCTAATCGTCCGCACGACCGCAGCTGTTTAGCTAGAGTTACCCATTTGAAGTAATCTCCATTTTCCTGTATGCTTTGGAATAGTGTTTTAAAGCGGTATTCGCCATCAAAAACAATTGAAAGGTCGTAAGGCACAAATACATTGCCATGCCACCCTAACTTGCTTGTAGAGTGCTGTATGTCGATCATATCGGCATTGTACATTTCAACATCCGCCAGATACTTTACGAGAAGCCTTGCATTCTCTGAGTTGACCTGCACCCCGAACCTTGCAAGATTAGTTATTGCTCTGGAAGTCACAATGTCAATTTTTGGAACAGTTATTTCTGTCCAGTAGCCATCTCTCTTAAATGCTACAGTGATCTGTTCTTCTCCTGTCTCGATGTTTTTTAGCCGACGTATCGGCATGATCGGGTGGTGACATACAAGTTCTCTTGCCTTAGATGTTTCAGAGGAAAATATTCCGTTCTCTGTAGCTATCCAGCTGCCACAAGCCATGTTAGGATATTCCTTATCAACAGAATCAGGATAGAAATTTGTGATGTTTTCAACCAACTGCATAGAACGATTTGCTTTTTCTTCTTTTTCCTTTTCCTGCTCTGCTTTCTGGAATTCCTTTATGAACTCTTCTGCTATATGCTTCGCTTTCACACTTTTTGCCCGGTCCATCAGCTTAAATTTGATTTCTGAGCGGTCGATTTTACTTTTTATCGCAAAAAGTTCTTCATACAGTTGCTTTTCCATAAAGTCTTGCGCTTGCAAATTTCCAATATTTTCAAGAATCTTACTCACCTCCTGACTTAACAGACAGCAATTCATGTCTGCTTTTTTCTTTTTCGAGATTAAACTGGCACATATACCACTCTTCTGAATCAGGAGGGAACGTTTTTAGTGCTGTTTCGTACATAAGTATGTTCTTTTCTACCTGCTCAAGCTCGTTTGAGACCTGAGCAGGATTGCATTTTTTTGATTTGATATCTCGCATTTCATGTCTGATCTGGTTACGACTTTTACCTTTTTTTGAGACATAAGTGCCGCCCAGCTCAATAAATGCAGTACTAAAAGGAACGGATTCGTATTGCATTACGAAATCAAACACATCGCCACCGGTCCCACAGCCGAAACAATAAAAGGAATCATCGTAGATTTTGCAGGACGCTGACTTTTCCTTGTGAAAGGGGCAGCATATGAAACCTGCTCTGTTCGGAACCATTCCGTATCTGGCAAGAACATCTCTCATACTGTACTGCTGCTTAATTGTCTCTTTGTCCATTTGACAAGATCTCCATTATTTGCTTTCCAGTATCTTTTTTATTGCAGAACAGAAATTCAACGCCATATTTCCGCTGCATCGTGCAGAGGATTTTATACAAAACATCACCGTGCATGACTTTCTGTTCCTGTTCCACCAAGACACCGTTTTTCTTGACTCTTTTCTTTCCGCGAGGATTCTCCCACCAGAGCACATCGTCCAGCTTTTCAATCCCTTTTCCATGTTCACACAGGAACACAAGTTTTATTCCTGCTTCATTCGCCCGGATAATCTCAGCACGGAATCTTTCATGTTGTTGGCATACATTACCGCATAATTCAGAAAGATTTTGTTTCCGGTCAACAACCAGTCGAGGGTTGTCATAATTCATGTAATCTCCGACGTAAAGCTTTGACACGAACCATTTTTCTCCTGCTGCATCAAATGCTTTCTTAATGCCATCAATAACTTTTTGATGTTCCCTACTGTCAATTTGTATCATGCGAACGGCATCTCCTCGTCAATTCCATCTGGAATGTTCATAAATCCGTCCGGGTCTGTTTCTGGATGCGGCGTCTCCGACTTCTGCTGATTCTGATTAGAACCCTTGCTTTCGCCAAACTCAATTTCTTCCACAACAATGTCTGTCGTGTATATCTTCTGTCCATCGCGATTGGTGTAACTGCCGGTCTGGATTCTCCCGGATAAATCCGCTTTCATTCCTTTAGAAAAATATTTCTCGATAAATTCTGCCGACTTTCCGAAAGCGATGCAATTCAAGAAATCTGCTTTCTGGTCAGAACCTTCTTTTACAAATCTCCTGTTCACTGCAATAGAAAATCTCGCAATAGATGTTCCGTCATTTGTATATTTGATTTCCGGATCACGTGTAAATCTTCCTGTAAGAATTACTTTATTCATGCTGTTACTCCTTTTCTACATGCTGTTTGTCATAGTCAATTAACATTTTGAGACATTTATGCCCTTTCTCTTTTGTAAGTGACTTAATGTCATTTACCTTGAAACGAGCCTTGATCTGTTCTAAAAGCTTGGCTTCCGGGTACTTATCAATAATGTTTTTGATTGACATAGTAGTCTCGGAACTAATCATCTCGGTTTCTTTTGCCGGTTCCGCTTTCCTACCGGACGTTTTTTCTTTCTCTCCTGTATTAGTAGAATCGCTGTCTTTGTTATCATCAATACAGAACAGTCCATTTAGAGCGTACTTTCTGGCATAAGATGAAGCTGCGCCTGTTACCTGCGAAGAATCCATACCTTTCTTAGATTCTTCTTCCCTTGCATAAGCAACTGTAACGATTTCGCCAGTATCATCACAGTCTTTCAAGTGTGCTTCTGATCTGACATAAATCCTGTCCCCAACAACTTCCATCTGGTCGGTGATGCTCAATACAGTTCTTGTTTCTGTCAGGAGAGGCTTTACAGCTTCCAAAATATCCTCACAGCTTCTGTATTTGTATTTCCCGAAGGAATTGTACTGCCCTTTAGGGGCTTTCAGTTTTGACTGAATAATCCCTAACTTCTCATATATATTCACTCCTATTCCTCCTTGTCATAAACCACATGTTTACTTCCCTCAATAATCAGCAAACTTGCGATATCCTTCATTGATAAGGTTGATTCGTTATAGATTTCAACCAGTGCGTTGTATGCAACTGTTGATACTTTCACAACCGGGTTATCTTTATCAGTTGCCGGCTGCTTCTTTCTTGCCGGAATACGGATTTCAAATTCACTCACCGATACTTTCCTCCTTATATGATTTCTGAGCCGTTAAAAGCCCATTCAGAGCCTGTACATAGCTCGCCAGTGTTCTTGACTTGTATGAACTTTCAATGTAGTTATCAGCTACAAGGGAAAGTTGCTCGTCTATCAGGGCAAGGATTTCATTAATTCTCTCCTGCATCTTTTCTCACCTCGCTAAAGAAACAGTAAACATTGTCAGAGCCATCTCCTCGCGCTGGATTCTGCTCGCCACTTGGAAAGATTCCGCCAGCGCAATGATACTCAAGATGATTCAGATACATGTCCGGGTTCTCCCAGTCAAGAATGTACGCTTTCCGCCTGTTCAGCTCCTCCAGAAGCACGTTCGCTGTTGTTATCAGTTTCATTGTCGGCAGGAGCTTCAATTCCATCTGACTCAACATTTAGCGCACACCTCCCATCTATCAGAAGTTCCAACAGAAAAGTTTTGATTATCTTAAGCTTCTCGCGGATTTCTCTTTCAGAAAGATAATCAAAATTTATAGTCTGATACAAATCCCAATTGAATTCGCTTCCGAGAACTTCGATGATTTTTTTTCTTTTAACTCCTCTTACATTTAATCCGTATGATGAATGTTCAAACGTAATACTTGCTGCCGGAGCCTCATTCGCAACTCTTTTGCAAAGTTCGTAAATTTCGTCAATCTCTTTCTCGAACATTTCCATTCCCCTTTCTCTCTGGCGTATCAACATCCCAGAGAATTCCATATACAATCATCGTGGTCATTGCCGCCGCAAAAAGCTGTTTACCCGATCCGCCCCACTGCCAGAATGGAAGAAACGTGGAAAAACTCCCGATCAGTGCGGCGCAGATGATGTTTTTCAGATTATTCACTGATACCTCCCAGAATCCACGCAAGGTTGCTCGCTACCAGTGCGGCTGCTGTTACAACCCATGCTGTAAACCATTTCCTTGATTTCTTCTTGCTCTCCTCAACAATTTCGGTCGCAAGTGACACTTCGATGTCAGTCCATGTTGGCTGATTTTCGTTTTTAATTTCACTCATATCGTGCTAATTTCTCCTTATTTTTTCTTATTTGTCTTTACAATTAGCAGATAGAGAACTATAATGTATCTATCCACTAAGGTACTTTAGTGGGTGCAAAGCTCCGGGGTGGAGGTGCTAGCTCCCTCCGGGGCACTCACTTATTGAGAGCCTCTTTGCCTTTCCAGACGTGTCCGGTCACTTCATAGACTTTCCTAGGGCTTATGATGTATGTGATCCTGCCACCGGAAAGGCTTTTTGCTGGCTTGTTATTCTGGATAGCAGTCCCGATCGGCAACCATCCGTACACAATCCCTGCTCGGATTGATGTTGCAGGGAGTCCGATCAACTGGCTTGCATCAGATACGCTCATGTTCTCCGAGGAGAACTCTGGCATCTGTGGAATGCCTGATATGATTCTTGCAACCTCTGCGGCGAACTGATGAACTTCTGCATTTTCTTTGATGTAAGTATCAACTTCGCTCATTTTATGCTCCTTTCATATTTGTTTTTATGAACTTTTTTTACCTTTGATTTCTTCTTTCTCTTTTGAGTTTTGAATGGAGATTTCTTTCCGGTAAAATGTGTAAAATTATTTGCTCCCATTTTTCTCCTCAAATAATGTTCGATTACCTAGATTCATTCGGAATGCTGGAATACGAGCACCTGACTGAGCATCACAATCCACCTGTTTTAAAAGTGATTCAGGGCGGACGTTCGGACGCTGAGAAGAAATAATTTGTTGCTGGTCTTGAAGTTGCGATTCAAGACTGGCAGCTCTTCTTTCCAATGAACGAATCCTTTTTTTAAGTGATCTACTCATATATTTACTCCTTTCTTGTGGTATACTCCCTATAGATGGGAGGTGATAATAATATGAAACCGAATATGGCAAACGGCTCCATAGTTCCGCACAGCGTCCTTGAGCAGCAAATAAAAGAAGCTAAAGAAAAAGAATTACGGAAACAGCAATGGCGGCATGATTTCCGAGTAGCTTTATTTAGCGCTGTTGTTGGCGGATTCACTGGATTCCTGGCTACTGTAATCACTCAGATGTTACTTTAGCATCCACTGTGCGAGTAGGCTTCCAAGTGCTCCGCAGGTAGCCGAAAGCACAAAGCAAAGAATCCAAAATGCGATTCTGTTTTTCAATTTGTTTTCACCTCCAAGTTAAGAACTTTCTTTCTGCGTCTTACCAGAATCATCTGGCTTATTCTCGGAAAAACTTTCCATCTTACCAAGAATGTATCCCTTGTCAAACTCTGACATATTAGGAATCGCTTCTTTCAGCTTTTCAATGATTCTTTTTTCTTTTTCAGACATATACTCACCTCTTTTCTTGTGATATACTCCCAGTGGACGGGAGGTGATATTGTGTATCTCAATAAAGAACAATTTAATTTCTTGAAATATCTTTCAAGCAAAGAAAAAATTGAATATTCTTCTCTTTCGGAAAATGAAATCAAAATTTCCAGTTTTCTCGAAGAAGAAAAATTGATTTCTGTTAATAGAGAATCTTTTCCTAGAATCAATCAAGACGGTCAGGTCAGATATGTAAAAGGAAAAACTCTCTCCATTACGATTTCCGAACAGGGGAAATCTTATATTGCTGAAAGAAAACATGAATTTAAAAAGTTGTTATTGAAAGATGTGGCTATTCCGATTATTGTTTCGATTCTTACCACCCTAGCACTAAACGGATTAAAACTGTTGCCACACTTGCTACAATTGCTGGAATCACATATTCCATAATCGGATGGCGTTTCATGTTTTTACTCCTTTCGCTCTGGCATCTTTAAATCACCTTTTTCACCTGTCAGAACTGCTTTCTTGATTTTGTTTGTCTGGTCTTGCAAATCCCAGATACGATTCCACAGGTCAGAAATTGTTTTGTCGATTTCTTTTTTCTTGCGCTTCACTGTTTTTTTTCACCTCCTTTGTTGTACTTTGTACACTCTTAATATAATACTATGTACAACTTTTGTCAAGCACTATTTTTGTACATTGTACAATTTTTAATATTTACTTTTTTAATTATGTGGTGTATAATCTTATTTGAAAGGAGGTGTACGAATTGAAAAACAGAATAAAGCAAATAAGAAATTCTAATCCTAATTGGAAGAGTCAAGATTTATTTGCAAGCTTTTTGGGAATACCAAAGGCAAATTTATCCAGTTATGAAACTGGAAGAAGAACTCCTACAGACGCAGTAATTCAATTAATCTGTGAGAAATGTTCTGTAAACGAAGAATGGCTAAGAAATGGAACTGGAGAAATGTTTCAGCCAGAGAATAAAAACGATGAAATTTCTAAGTTGTTCGGAAATGTTCTAAAGTCTAGTGATGATGATTTTAAATACCGTCTCATCAATGCTCTAGCAAAGCTAGATGATTCTGGATGGGATAACTTAGAAAAACTCCTAGACACGATTTACGAAAAGAAATGAGAAAATAGCCAAGGGCAATGCGCAAACCCTTGGCTTTTCTTTTTAACCGATTAATGTTTTTATGAAAATGTATATTGACCTCAGCCAACATCTGTTTTCTATCTTTTGTATCATCTCAATAATTTCCTTCTTATAATCCATAAATAACCCTCCCTATTGCAATTACCACCTGCATTACAGTATATGTCCGTTTTTTGGGAAACAGAACCGAACATTCGTTCATTTTTTTTTGCTATTATGCCACTAATGTTCGCCCTTGGAAACTGCCAGATATACACCGATATGTTTATGATCGCATAGAAATTATTCGTAACATCAAAGATATAGTTTTTTCTGTTTAGTGGCAGGGCGAATAAAAACGGCGGCATGGTCTGCTTTATTTCATGGGCGCTATTCTTATGTAGGGTAGAAGATCTGTACGCATTTTGGACAGAATACGCTTCTGACTCTTCGCGGATATAATCGTCTACGCACATTGGTAAACAAACAATGTAATTAAGCAAAAGCACAGCTCCTATTATAATTAGTATATTTTTGATTATTTTCATTTTACAAATCACCTAAAAATGTCTATTTACAACTAAATTTAACGATGCTATAATAAAAATAACATATTTAAACACTTTTTTTTGCAAATGGCGAAAACAACGCCCATAAGGGAATGATTTGAATGAAAATTGCGATTTGTGACGATGATAATTTACGAATTGAAATTTTCAAAAATAGCATTGACCGATATCTAAAAGAGCATGGTGATGGCGGATATACATTAACCACTTACACCAGCGGAAAGCCTTTGATCGACGATGTTTCAGATGGTGAATGGTATGACATTATAATTCTTGATGTCTCCATTAACGGAGAAAATGGCATAGAGATTGCCAAAAGATTAAGAAAGATCGGATACTATGGAAATATCACTTTTTGGACAGAACGCAAAGAATATGTATTTGATGCACTTGATGTGCTACCGGTTCATTATATCATTAAAGGATCTGAGCATGGAAGAATGTATTCAGTTGTTGAGCAGACTCTTGAAAATATCCGTGAAAAAACGCTTACTATCAAGAACAAGGACTACTTTCACAGAGCTGAATTCCGGCATATTGAATACATCGAAAGCCAGAACAAATACATAATGATCCATTGCACGTGCGGAATATCGCACAAGGAACGAGGAAAGCTCAATGATATCGAAAAGAGTCTTGACGGAAGATTTTTGCGCTGCCACCAGAGCTATATAGTTAATATGGACGAGGTAAGCGAAGTAAGTCATTTTTTTACGATGGTATCTGGCGCGGTCGTCCCGATCAGGCAAAGAGAACTTGCGAAAATAAGAGAAAAATATGAAAACTACGTCATTGGAGGAAAATAAAGTATGAGCGAAGAGAAAACAAAAAAATGCAAATATTGTAAAACAGAGATTCCGGCAGATGCTAAGGTCTGCCCGCAATGCCGAAAGAAATTAAAAGGCGGAAAACTCAAATGGGTTATGCTGATAATCCTTGTCGGAGCTATCATCGGAGCTGTAGCTGGTGAAAGTGATTCGGAATCAGATAAAAGCGCAGCAACCGCTACTTCTTCAGAAAAGAAAGAAACTGCTACTAAACCAAAAGAAGAAGCTGCGCCGATCGAGTATACTGCTGTTTCCGTTAATGATATGATGTCCGATCTTGATAGCAACGCCATGGGTGCATCTGATAAATACAAAGGTAAATATCTTGAGATCACCGGAAAACTTACTAATATTGATGCTTCTGGTGAATACATAAATCTTACGGCAGATGGCGATTTTGAAATCATTGGCGTACAGTGCAATATCAAAAATGACGAGCAAAAATCAAAGGTAGCATCTCTTACCAAAGGCGATACCGTTACATTAAAAGGAAAATGTACAGATGTCGGAGAAGTGCTGGGATATTCTCTTGATATTGACGAGATAGAGTAAATAACATGGCTCCTGCTTAATGGCAGGGGCTGTTTTTATACAAGGAGGAAAATCATGGCAAAAAGAAAGAAATACCCGAAATTGCCGAATAGTTTCGGGTCTATCCGCTATCTCGGCAAGGGTCGAAGAAACTGCTATGCAGTGCACCCACCGGCAACGCTGGACGCAACAGGGAAAGCGATCCGTCCGCCTGCGATCTGCTACGTTGACGACTATCTGAAAGGGTTCGCTGTTCTCACAGCATACAAAGCCGGGACGTACAAGCCGGGTATGGAAAAAGAACTTGAGATTGCCCCTACAACGGACGCAGACGCCCTTATAAGCCGTATTTTGTCGGACTACAATACATTTAAGGGCACAGAGGAAAGACACCCGGAAACGCACAAATTGACGTTCTCAGAGGTATACGAAAAGTTCATAGCATGGAAGTTCCCGGAAGACACCGATCTGTCGAAGTCTTCAAGGAACGCATACCACTGTGGGTATCTTAACAGCAAGTCCCTGTATGATCGTACATTTGAAGACTTGAAGGCGCCGGATTTGCAAAAGGTTATTGACGACTGCCCGCTCAAAAAGCAGAGTCTAAACACGATTCTCATGCTTTTTAAACAAATGTATAAATTCGCAATCTACTCAGAGATAGTCACGGAAAACAAGGCACTGTATGTTTCTGTCAAAGCAAAAGATGACGTTGAGCATGGGACCTCATTTTCCGATTTGGAGCTTCAGACGCTCTGGCAGAATACCGACGATTCAGAAGTGCAGCTCATTCTAATCATGTGTTACTCTGGATGGAGAATTGGCGAGGTCCTGAAGCTTACGACTAATCTTGAAGAAAGATATTTCCAGGGTGGCATCAAGACCGCAGCCGGAAAAGACAGGATCGTTCCAATCCATCCGGCCATATATGAGTTTGCAAAGAACAAGGTCCTGACGCAAAACGGTAAACTCTGCATCTATTCCCAGACGCAGCACCGAAACGCTCTGTTTTACCCTACACTGGAACGATTGGGGATAACCGGCAACCCGAAGCACACGCCGCACGATTGTCGACATACCTTTTCTACCCTGTGTGAAAAATACGGCGTCCGGGAGAACGACCGGAAGAGGATGCTGGGACATTCATTCGGAAACGATGTCACGAATGCTGTGTACGGTCACAGAACCCTGGAAGAACTCCGGGCAGAGATTGAAAAGATAAAAGTCCCGTTTGTGACTAACTGTGACTAACCGTTCCTATTTTCATCTTTTTTAAACTGTCTTAATTACTCTAACAAAAGTCTGCAAAGTCTTGATTTTGCTGGCTTTTCCGCATTTTACAAGGGATTCCGCAAAGACATTTTCTTTAATCTAATTTTAATGAAAATCTTCAAGAATCCTTTGTTTATGCAGGTTTCAGGACTTCGTTTGTGACTAATTTGTGACTAACCGTGTAAATCTATATCTGTTCATAACATCGTAATTTGACGTAAAAAAAGAGAGTCAGGTTTTTAGGCCCAACTCTTTTTCTGACTGTCCACTCGTGCCGCTGCTAACAGCCCTCCTATCGGGAACATACAGCTCTTCCATTCATGCACGGCGGAATCAGTCTGCACTATCAACTTGTGCTAGCCACACAGGAAACTTTACATCATAAGTTCAACCCCTGTGCGGCTGTTGATAGTATACCTTGTTCTGAAGGAAAAATCAATCAGAACGTTATTTCGTATTTGCTTTCATATGCTCAATCACTCTCTTCCAGGTATCAATGCCGCAAGTTCCATTTGCCTTTACGCCAACATTTTTCTGGAAAACTTTGAGGGAATCATATGTGTCATTCCCGAACTGTCCGTCAACTTCCACTCCCAGCATCGCCTGAAGCATTGCCACAGCTGTACCGGAACTGCCCTTTCTCAGAATCGGAAGTCTTGTCTGGAAGGTACCGGTAAGCGTAGTTGAAGGTGTACTTACTTTTGCACCGGTGGTAACAGCAATAGCCACGTGGTGATTATCGTTCAGGAGGATATCTCCTGCCTTTAAATAGTCACCAGATGTCAGATACTTACTATCCGTCAGTACTTTTGCGCCAGCAGCCTTCATTGCAGCTCTCATGTTCCGTGTTGTCAGATAGATGCTGACCGCTTTGAGTTTTGCGTTATTTAAGCGATACCCAGCCCCCTTGACGATAGCTGCTGTACTCGCACTGCAATCAGATTCGCAAGCTACCGTGATCTGTGCTGGATCGTAATTACTTGCCTTTAAGTGCTGCCAGAATGAATATCGGTCATTGCTGTTTCCGGCAGTACCCTGATCGTACCCGATGAGATTGTTTCGTGCTGCTTTTGTCGCCATATCTGCGATCATAGCTGCGATTTTAGCATCATTAAATCTCAGGACGCAGAGCCACGGTCTGCTGTACCAGTTCATGATCTGATATTCTGTTCCGGTCTGATCTCCTGCTTTTCCACCTGCATATCTTCCGTTTTCATCATGTCCGCAGTTACTAATTTTTACCATTTTTGTTTCTCCTTTCTGTGTCGTTCCTCTATAGTCCTTGTAGAACACGTCCATATCAACATTTCCGCTGATTCCGGATACTTTTCCTTTGCTGGAATACTGCCAACCGATTCCTACTTTTGGTTTTACCCTTGTTTGTATTGTTCCGTTATCGGGGTCTGGGTAATGTGCAATCCAGCACTCATACTTTCTGAGTGCGTCAGTCAGAACGCCGTTGTACCAGTCCAGATTGCAGTAGATACCGACCTTATAACCAGCTTTTTTCATCCTTGTCAGAAAGGCAACTGCAATATTTTCGACTGCCTGTTTACCGAGTTTTCGCTGATTAGACCACTCGAGATCATAGAACACCGGGAAGTCCAGTCCTCGCCCGTTCAGTGCGGCAATCACATCTTCCGCTTCGTCAATCGCCTGTGCCGGTGTCAGGGCGTAAGAATATTTATACCCACCGATAAGGATTCCGTTGTTCTTGCATCCCTTGTAGTTGTACTCGAATGAACCGTCAACGCCGGACCTCTGGTGCACTCTCAAAATCGCAAATTTAATGCCGGATTTGGCCACTTTCGCCCAGTCCGGTTTTCCTTGATTGGATGACACGTCAATTCCTTTAATTTCCAATTTATCAACTCCTTTTTATGAAATTTTCAAAGTTTCTTAATCAACAAAATGGGAAGAGGGCTATTGCTCAACAGATTCTACTTCTATTTCTATACTTTGTGGAGATATAATAGTTATTTGCCTGTATGTATCAACAAAATTGACAAGAACTGTTCCATCATCTGTTTGAGTCAATATATTACCGTAAATATTAACTGCTTTTTTTGGTAACGAATCAACGTTCATGGTATCAAATAATACTATGCCCACTCCCTCATAACCAAATACAAATATACTTGAAGGTTTTGAAAATCCTAAATTTTTACTTATACGTATCCGACCAAAAGTAGAAGAAAGACTATCTCCTTGGTATGTTTTTAATGTTGTCTTACTATTTAATTCATTAATCGCCCTCAGTACCGTCTGGTTGCTCGTCTGCAAGTTGCTGATGACCGCATTGGTCAGTTTTCCAACAATCCAGTTCCAGATTCCGCTGAACGGTGAAAGCTTGTTTGCCTTTGCCGCTGCATCGTAAATCATTAAGGAATCCGCATCCTCTGGTGTTGCTTTCTGTGAATACTCGTTAAATTTTCCCATTACTGTAATCTCCTTTCTAACTCTTTAATACGTTTTTCTTGCTCGTTAACCTTTGCGCTAAGTTCCTGTATGGCTTTAATGGCGTAGTTGAGAAGATACGGGCTGTTAATCTGCTTAACATCCATCTCGCCGTTTTCGTCATATCCGCCGCCCAGAGCCAAGTTCGGGTCGATTTCTTCCAATTCATCCGCCACGAAACCGATGTTCTGATGCCATCCGCCCATCCGCTCTTTCCAGTCAAATTGACGGACTTTCATGCGGTTAACCGTTTCGAGAGCGTCTGTTTCGCTGGCTTCGATGTTTTCTTTTAGACGGATGTCGGAAACTTGTGAGGTTGTATATAGATAGTCTGTGCTAAATCCAGATCCACCCCATTTAGCACGGATTCCTAAACGTCTGTATGTTGCCGTGGCTCCATGTTTACTACCCGTTCCTGAAAAAAGATAGGCCACTTGCGAATCATCTGCGCTTACGGACGCTACCGGCTGTCTTTTGACTTTGCCGGATGTTTTTGCCTGATTCTCCAAGTCGTAAAACATAAGGGTTCCATCGACAGTTGCGTTTCCGCCTACGCTCAAGCTTTTGCCAATAGTTGCGCTTCCATCGGTTGAAAAATTTGCTCCAAGTTCGCATCCGTCCGTGAAAAGTGAGTTCGTATTTATTCGGACTTTATTGTTCAGATAGCGAACAATGTAGCCTTCCCATTTTTTGCTCGTATCACCTTCCATCCAAAGTTCAATCACTTTGTTTTGGACTTTCTGTGCGTACAATCCGTATTTTCCAAGCATCAGCGCATTGTAGTTGTCTGCATCTGTGTAGTCCGTATACAATCGCAATCCGGCAGTGTTAAGAGATACCATCGGGTTTCCGGTGTTCTTGTTAAGTACGACATATCCGGTATATCCTAATCTCGATATCTGATTTCCGTCAGCATCGTAAATCTTCAACTGACCGTTTCCATTATTCGTGCCGCCAAGACTGATGACGCCACCTTTCATGGCATTGAAAGATATATACAGTGTCGTGTTTCCACTCTCATCCTTGCCATAATACAGACCCTTGAACTTTCCGCCGTCTGATAGGATATCAACTATCTGTTCCTGTGTCAGTGATGCCACATCAACCGCCACGGAAAACGTCTGATAGTCCGCAAGCTTCGTTTTTGCCTGGTCAAAATACAGCGAAACCTTGAGCATATTGTGAGCCTTGAGCGACAGGTTATTGACGTTAATACTCAACCGGTCAAGTGCCGCAGTCTGCGATACCGTGAGCGCTGACCATGTAGCGCCGTTGTCGGTGGATTTTTCAAGTTTCCACCAACCTTTTTGTGACTGTGCAATCTCGCCGTTTCCATCCCTGTAGAAAGAATCCACAATGAGCGGCGCCGGTGTTATTCTCTTATCTGCCCCCATCAGTAACACATCTGCATTACTCTGGAAGAAGTAAGTCCTTCCGGCATTTCCCTGTTCGCCCTTAATCTTTGTCCAACTGTATTTTGTCGGGTCAGTGCTGTCATTCGGTGTGTAATCGGTGTACTGCCCGATATACAGCTTATCAACGCTGTTATCCACAGAAAATCCGGTTTTTCCATCCGCACTGTTGGCGTATGCGATATGGAAGTACGGTGTCTTTCCGTCCGCTCCCGGTGTTCCCGGTACACCCTGTGCACCATCCGCTCCCTTAATCAGTGACCAAGTGTATTTCGCCGGGTCAGTGCTGTCAGCTTCCACGAAATCCACGTACATGCCGATATATTCACGGTTTCCGTCAGATACCGAAAAGTCTTTCGTTCCATCCGCACTGTTGGCATAAGCAAGGTGCGTGTACTGTGTCTTTCCGTCTTTACCATCTTTTCCCGGGATGCCGTTCGCTCCGTCTTTGCCGGCGTACTGTTTCGCAAGCGAAAACTGTTTCGATACGACAAGGTTATTCAGATATGTGGCTTTGATATTCACCCATCCGCTGTCTGCGGTCAAGCCGGTGACAATGTAGGTTTTGTTTTCCTTGTCCCAACTTCCCTGTATATTCCGGGATGTCGTAATCGTATACGTACAGTTATCCGTGATATCCTGTGTGCCGTACATGACGGTCGCTGTTGTGGTGCACTCCGGGAACTCCGTATAGTTGCCGTTGCTGTCAACTGGGATACCCTGATAGTCGTTATCAAGCTGCATGGTCATGTTTCTGGCTAGAGCTGCCATGTTCTCAACATCTTCAATTTTTTCATCAAGTGGTTCACCGCCGATCGTCACATAACTTCCGTCAAGGGTAACTGATCCGGTATCCATGTCTGCTTCAAATATCGCATTTCCACTTTTGTCTCTTACGATGAGCGTTCCTGCGTTAATATAATCGGCATTGATGCCCTCTGCATAGAGCAGTCTGGTTATTAATTCACCAGTCACCGCAAAACCGTAAGGATACGTCTTTCCACCGTCAACTGACACTGCAAACGCTTCCGCTGTCAGTTTCCAGATTATGTTGGATTCTGCCATGGTTGCTTTGTTGTGCATATAGTATATGATACTACCGTCCTGCTGCGGCTCCTGTGTCATATACAGACCGCTCGAAGAATTGAGCGTTTCAGCTAATCTCTGTATAGCCTCTTCTCTTGCGGATGTTTCTTTTTGCACCATCTGACGTGCCGCAACTATAGCTTTTGTGCTATTCCCGTAAAAGTCACTGCTGCCCCTGATTGGATCATCGGCCTGTGTCTTAACTGTAGTCAGACCGCCTACATTACCTGATACATCTGTCAGAGGAGTAAGATACTTATTCCCTAATCGGTCGTAAGTGTACACCATGTCGCCAAACTCGACGAGTGGATTGTATACCAGATCACCCTCAAGATTCCGGAATCGTGCTCCTACGATCTGTTCGCCGATGATATTCGCTACTGTCTGAAGCTGATCGGTATCAATCAGCTCGTTCTCAAGTTCGAGGACGTATCCTTCTTCTCCGTACATGGCAGAATACTTTGCATCAGTGTCGTCGTTTGACTGCCCGTTCGTTACCTTAATTCCAGTTATGACTATATCGTCACTGGAAAGTGTAGGTGGATTGCCGTAGTTCTTTAATTTCGGTATATTTGTCCTTTCAAAGTCCCATTTTACGAACTGTAGATTTCCGGAATAATCAATCCGGGCGTTCGCAGATTCGACCATAGCCGCATATCCGAACAACTGGCGAAACGTCATACTGTCCGGAATGCTTCTTATTATAATATCGCCATGGTCCATAGTTAGATTCATGCCTATGCCAACAGTCTTGCAAGCATCTCTGACAAGGTTAATGAGCGACTGCGGTAGTTTCAATCCGCTAGTATATACCTTATTCGCCTTATACATATCATCCAGTGCCGTAATATTGATGATATCTGAATACTGCTCTGGCGTAGTTACTGTATAGACTCCCTTGTCGATAGTTTCAATGATATCTTTCGTAGCTGCCTGTGTTGCGATGATAGGATCACCGGTACTGTCCAGAATCGGGTTATAACTTTCATCTAACAGTGTGCTTACAGACTCCGGCGCCGCATACGACGTCTGAAGCTTCAGATAAGCATGAATCTTAGCTCCGTAAAAGTTGTAGTTCTTCCACTGCTCCTGATCATTATTAATACTCAGCGTCAGTGTTTTACAGACAGTAGCGCCGACCGGAAAACTGCTGCTTTCCGCGCAATCGGAAAACCCGTTGTCGCCGTTCATGATATCCTTATCAATAGTCTTTTTTGTTCCGTCAGGAAAGGTGATGTCCACCGCCATCCTGACTGACTCGCCAGCTTCAAGCTTTTCTTTAAATGCGTTACTTATGTTAATCACAGTGGATTCACCCCCGTCATATTAAACTCTAGTGATGATAGTATTTTTCTATCATCCGACAGTTCCCCGATAGCTATGTTTTGTGTCTGCCCCACATAGAACGGTGCATCACGCCAAGCCCCGTAATACGGTGAGAAATAATGTAGCGTAAATTTATATCCTTTCGCTACCATCTGTAAAATCTTAGTTGCTTCCTCCATTGGGATATCGCTACCCTTGTATGTATATTGTTCCACAGTGAACATCGGCGTAAAGTATCCTACACCATACTGTGTCCTCTGGCTTGATTCCGTATAAGTCGTGGCAAAGGAGAGCGCAAGGTCTTTGTCCGGTTGCCAAATGACTGTTCCGTTGATTTTGTACTTTTCCATAACGCCCTCCTTTCTATGCCATCTCAAACGGGTTTCTGCCGCTTGTATCTCGTCTCATCTGTGCTTCTTTCATCATCTCGTCAAACAGCGTCCTGCGATTGATCTGCGCCGTAAATCGGTAGCTTCCGCCACCAGTCTGCCGCCCTGCTGTTTCTTCCCGGACAATCTTTCTGAGTAGAGCTTCCGGCGTCTCGATGTTGTTTCCCTGCTTCTGGTCGCCTAAGACCGCAAGGAACTCACTTCGAGGTGGAATAACTGCACCTTTTGCCAGATATGGAACTGTCGGAACTCGTGGAAAAGTAGCTTTAAATCCTATGGTCTTTGAGCCGAATGGAGTCGGTACTTTCCAAGGCCCAAATGAGAACGCCGATTCAACTGCGCTAATAACCCCATTCACTTTACTGATGGCACCGTTTACAACACTTATGATATTGTTCAGAACAGACCTAATAGCATCTCTCATTCCATTAAATACATTGACTACAGTGTTTTTAGCGGATGTGAATTTATCAACAATAGCGTTCTTGATTCTTTCAGCAAAACCACTAACGGTAGACCATATAGCATTCCATTTCTGATGTGCACTGGCCTTTATGTTTCCCCAGATGGTCGTCATTTTGGTAGCTAGGCCTCTGAGTTTCTTTCCAATATCCTCAACAAAACGTCTTGTTTTATTAGAAATCCAATCCCATACCTTTCCAGCCATTTCTTTGATTTTGTCCCAGTTCTTGTATAGCAAAACGCCGATTGCTATAGCTGCGCTGACCGCAAGGACAAAGACTCCACCTGGTCCGATAGCTGTTGCAATAGCTTTGATACCACCCATGATGCCACCCGTACCAGTCATTAGTGCGATAAGCCCCTTTGCGGCCATAGCTATCCCAGACACGCTCTTAATAACTCTCGACGCCAATCCTGCAATCTTTGCTGCCGCGAACGCCCCAATCAAGGCCGCACCGAATGCTTCAACTATCGGCTGATGATCGGCGAGAAATGTAGCTACTTTTGACACTAGATTAATCACTGTCGGAATCCCTACCTCAATAACCCATGTCAACATCGGGAGAACAATGTTTTTGTAAATCCATTCAAGGATATTCCCGATAGATTCCAGAATTGGAGCAAAAGTCGCTGTCAGATTACTGATAGATTCCAACAGCGGATAGAAGTCCAAATTTGCCGCCCATGTTGCCGTATCCTCTGCAATTTTCTCAACAAACTGCATAATTACTACAAGAGCATCTGCAATGTTCTGAATAATCTGTGTCCCGACATTGTTCTTGTTCCATGCGTCAGCAAAGCCGGATGCAATGTTACCGATAGTCTTAAGCACATTCTGAGCAATCTTCAGCATGGTCGTAAGCATCGTCGTGCCTGTGCCATTTGTCCAGACCTCTACAAGGCTTTTACCTACACTCTTGGCAAGCTTTGCAATTCCCGACAAAGCAATGTTTGCCGCGCTAATGGTGTTTTTACCCTCTTTTTTCCAAGCGTCCTGAAATGGTTTCCAGAGTTTTTTTAAGAGCTTCGCAAGCTTTTCAGCTGATTTGCTGATTTTATCCAGAGCAGTTTCGCCCTCTGCTACTTTCCCATAGTCAACATTTCCAACAGCTCCAGCCAGACCACCAGAGTTTCCTCCTGACCCCGTTCCTGAGGATGGGGTTTTGCTTGCTGTTGATGATGTATCCTGTGTAGAATACCGATTAATCTCATCAAGTGGGCTAAGATATCCTTTCGCCGCTTTTGCCGCATCTTTTGTGGCATCAGCTACATCTTCCGTAGAATCTGCTAACTTACCGGCGTTGTCCGCTGCCTGTCCGTAAGCATCCGCTGTGTCTGCGATTGCATCTGATCCGCCAAGTCCGGCACCGCCTCCGCTTGTCTGGCCTGATGATTTCTTTCCAGTGATAAGCTCCGTAAAACTTTTGAATGCATTTGCCAGAGTTGCCAGTTTGCCTAGCAGAACATTAATCACTTTCAGAACAGGCGTGAAAATATTAATCAGTCCCTGCCCGACTGTTGCCTTGAGAGACTGCAGCTGTAACTGCATAACTCGCACTTGGTTCGCCCAGCTGTCAGAAGTACGGATGAAGTCACCAGATGCGGCTGATAACTGTTTCTGCACAAAAGCCAGACGGAGAGCTACTTTCTCCTGCTCAGTCATGGCAGATGTGGTTTTACCATAACCATTTGCCAGTGCGTACTGGTCTAGTGCCGACTGGGTCATTACCACGCCGAGATCTTTGAGCGTTTCCGTTTCACCCGTAAACACTGATTTCAGTTTGATGTACGCCAGATCCTGACTGATGTTATAAAATGATGCCACATCACCGGTTAGCTGTGTTAGAGCCGTTGACATGTCATAAGCCTGTGCTTCTGAGAATCCGAACGACTTTGACATTGCCCCGAATGTACCAACATACCGCTTTGCCATAGTCTCCGATAGTCCGGCGCTGGTCATAGCATTCTTTGCAAATTCGTTTACCTTGTCAGACATGGTTGTGAATGTAACATCAACCACGTTCTGCACTTCTGCAAGGTCGGAACCAAGTTCTATAGACTCTTTACCAAACTGAATTAGCTTGCCAACAGCAAATGCAGAACCAACCAAAAAACCAATTCGCTTTACTATCGTTCCTAATCCTTCAAACTGACGGCCTAAAAGATTTACTTTTCGACTTGCGCCGGAAATGTCCATTTTATTAAATGAGTTAGAAACCGTGGTACCTGTTTTTTTTGCCGAATTCCCCATTTTGTCCATAGAGTTTTCGACTTTTTCTGATTTTTGCTGTAAAGATTGAAACGAATCTTCGAGTTTTTCAAATCCATCGTGAAATATGCTATTAATATTTGCATTTATTTCCTTGACCGAGTTTGCTAAATCTTTAAATGCCGCTTGTACTTCTTTGACACCAGACGATATTCCGTCAGTATCTATTCTGGTATCAATGATAATTGAGCCATCAGCAGCCATGTGTCCACCTCCTAACTATTTGAGGTTCAACATCTCATTTAGCTTATCTTTGTAAGCTTGCTCCTCTTCGCTGAGACGTGTTTTTATATCAATAATGTTCTTATTTTCCTGATAGAATTTCTTTTCCCATTTATCGAGCTTTTCGCCATTTGCCTTTTTTGAACGAATTCCAACTACGGTATTAAAAAGACATTCGCCAGATTCCATAAAGTATCCAAAAAACGTCCACCAGTGCATATAAGGCACTGCTCTGATTTCTTTACCGGCAACCTTGTTTACCGCCGGAACAATCATGTCTCCATCCTGTTCCCAATCCATCAAACGGGGCTTTGGGCGGTTTGGATTATCGTCCGACTGTCCACAGTCGATAAACTCGCAGGCTCTCTGGCAAGCTTCTGTAAGATGTTCTGGGGGTATGCTTTGCCAGTCCTCAAACAGAATCTGCAACATAACAACTGCTTTCGCCTGCTCGTCCAGTTCTGGGTCATTCATGGCTATGAGAATATCAATAATCGCTCGAAAATCGGTTCTAATAGAAAAATCCACCCCACTTATATTGAGTGAGGTGGGAAGCTCATAGGCGGTCATTTTGCATACTTCTCCGTATACTTATTGACTGCTGCCTGCATTTTCTTTTTTCTCTTTTCGATTTCCGGTGCGATTGCTTCTGCGATCTTATCAAGAACAATGTAAGCGAAAACCTGACCGTTGCCGAATACAGTGGTTGCCGTGATCGGCTCCTTGAACAGGTCTTTTGATGCTTCATATCCGAGCAGATAGTTGATTTTATCCTCAATCTGTTTATTTAGTTCAGCCATTTCTTTACCGGAAGTGACTTTCTGAATGGAATCTTTGAGCTGCTCAAAATATTCTGTCAGTTCTTCTGCACGTGCTGCTACATTAATGTCCGTCGGATTAAGTTTGAAAGAGGAAAAAACTTCATCTTCATTATTGGTAAATGTGAAAATGAGAATTCCATCATCAATTTTTGTATTAATTACTTTTGCCATTCAGCATATCCTCCTTGTATATGTGCTTATTCGCTGTCAGCTGTGAATGTACCGGAGCTGATGTCAAATTTTCCTTTAACACGCTCGCCAACGTAGTTCACTGTAAACGGAATCTGATAACCGGACGTATCACCGCCGTAGGAAGTCGGCACAACGTAACAGTCCTGCTGATATGCTTCATACTTGCCTGCTGTGGCTTCTGTCCAGAGATGAACCTCAACTGCTTTCGTCTTGAGGTTATCGTCTTTGAGGCGTCCATCTACGATCTTCTGCAATGCTGTAAACAGATCAGAAGTAGTGTCTGCATAGAACGGATCAGCATCAGAAGAAACTTCGTAGCCGTTATGTTTGAATGTGGATTCTCCAAGAATATTTTTAGACGTTTCGGTATCTGGATTGAGTTCGACATTGTACTCTTCCAGATCCTTTCCAAGACGCTCATATTTCGGTGTCAGTCCTCCACAGAGGGAGCCTGCATCGATGTAATGAGCCATATATTTACGGTCAATCTTGCCTGTAACTGCCATAGAAATGTCCTTTCCGCCTATAACTTTTAAAAGGCTGTGTAGGTTAGCGACTATCTCCAATTGATAGCCGGTTGTTACTTGTTATATTACTTCATAAGTGTTTTCATAGCGTACTGACAATGGCAATAACCAGTCCTGCACGCCACTCTCCTGTGGTTCTAAACCATAAGAGTTGTCACGTGTGATACGTTTTATCACTCGCCCCTGTGAAAGCTCAGGAAACGCATTTAAACGTGTCTCAGAGCCATTTATAATAACTGGTTCCCGACATATCCATTTACCGAGACTGTCAAGAAACTTCTGAACAGATAGTTTCTGCCTCTCCTTGTCGGATGCTGTTCGGTATACCACATAAAAGGGGTACTGGCATACCTGATGCATCGTTCCGCAGACATCTTCTTTTTCTGAATAGATCAAAGCTCCATTATCTGCTGAGAATGCAATTCCTGATTCCTTGCCAAGTTCCTCAAATTTGATTGTTTCATTTTCGTACAGCCCCGGATACTGGTTCAGAAGTGCTTTCATGGCATCTGTCAGAATCTCATATCCAGTTGCATCTTTACCGATAGGTTTATCCGCCATGTCTGCCACCTCCTGCCTGTGCTTTTACTTTGCGAATCCAAGTATCACCATATTGCCGTTTAGCGGCATCGAACCACTTTGCCTGCGCCTGTGGGTGAGCCTGTTTGGTGTATTCAAGATTCTCTTTTGCGGCTGTCTGGCCAGAAAACTGACTAACAAGAACCTTCTTTGCTCCACGTCTTGCGTAGGGACTTCCAGTTGCTTCGTCTACCATTGTTTTTCCCTCGTAGAGAAAACGCCCATAAGGAGCCGCCGCCGCACATACTTTTCCAGTTCCTTGCAAGGATGTACTCTCAACTCTTGTTCGGTTGACAAAATCCCCTGTAATCATCGGCATAAATGGTATCATGCTGTCCATAACCATTCCGTCAAGAAGGTACTGGGCTTCTTGGTACTGTCTGGAGAATCTATCCATATTCAGCTTGATTTTCATATCTCCATCGACTATGGAGAACCCTTTAAAATGATGAATCTTACTCATATTACTTACCCAGAATCTCAAAATGTGGAATCAGCGTATATGGACCGCCTACACTGGTAATCTTAAACACGTTATCCTTGTTCTCGTTCATATACTGGTAGAATCCATTCCGATAATCACCATCAGTTATCGTTCCACCAGTCCACTCACCCTCCCAAAAGAATGATTCGTCCGAGAATGTGATAGTATCTTCCAGAGCGTTGTTAATCTGTCTTTTCCACTCTTTAGGGGGCACCCATGGAAGAATCTTGCCGTCTTTATCAGTAATCGTTATCTCGCCGTTCTGGACGGTGTATCGAACGTGTAACTGTGCGTTGTCAGTTATGTCTGGCCCGTACTTTTTAAGGATTGCTCCTTTGTCTGTAATGAGGTCAACGCCGGATAAAACATGAGGATACCAGTAAGCATCTCCAGTTGTTTTACTTTCGTAATAGTTAAAAACTGTTACTGTTTTGCTATACATGATACCCTCTCCTTAATTATTCTTTCTGCACTGTCTGCTTAATAACCTGATTCACACCAGTAGCCGACAATCCGTTAAACATACCGACTGCAACCGCTGTGATATAGTCCGTTGCCGGGAAATCTGGGATAACTCCCATTCCGACTGCTCCGAGAATTCCACCAATAACCGCCATGATTACCGGAATCCATTCATCAGAGATTCTTTTTGATGCCTTACAGCCCATTCCTACGATGTAGCAAATCATAACGATTGC